TTTGACAGTTGTAAAAAATAATATAATTCTTCTTTTTTTGGTTTCTTCAAGCTCTGTACTTTGTCCAGTCTCTAGACTGTGGCAAGTTCCTGTTTCCTACAACAGTATTATTGGTTGACCTATCGTCAGCGTAAAGCTTGTCAGACTTCTGTCTATTGCATTGCCAATGGGCAAGCTGTAAGTTACGAATGTCTGACGGATGACCGTTCCGATTGATTGGAATAATGTGGTCGATAACTGGTGACAAAGGATGTGGATACTTCAATGACTTGTCTACTGGTAGTCCACAAATCCCACAAGTATTTCTGGTCTTTAGAATAATCTTTTTATTCTTTTCAAAAGCGACTCTGTGAGGACCACTCCGGTCCGGTCTATCCTTGGGGGTATTCATCTAGGGAGGGGGTCCTTTCTTCTTAGGGGAGGGGGATTGGTATTCTCAAATATACCCCCTCGGTATCTTTCAAAACAGGGGTGTTTTTAGTGCACCCACCCCCTCTTGTATTTAACATATCTTATATTCTGTTAAATAAAACTAACATCATCTAAAATCAATTCCAGTAAGTGTTTACATCAATTTTATTAAATACTAATTTACATTTTCTCATTGTGTTAAATAAATAGGTATTTAATAACTAAAATTCATCATTGAATCATCCAATTCATCTTGTTTGATACCAATATAATCTAGTGTAATATCTGGTGATGAATGGTTAAATAATTCCATCAAGATCGCTACATTTTGATTTTTTCTGTAATGATGATAACCAAATGATTTTCTCATTGAGTGAGTCCCAATGTTTTTAAGGCCAACATGTTCAGCTGCTTGCTTTAATATTTGGTAAGCTGCAACTCTTCCAATATGAACGATTCTTACTCCGTCTGTCCTAACTTTTTTCTTACTTGGAAATAGGTAATCATAACCTTTAAGGTCATTTGTTTTAATGTAGTGACTTAAAGCTTTTCTTAATTCAGGGTTGATAGCAAATCGCTTGACCTTACCAGTTTTCTTTTCAGTAACCTCGATTCTATCACCTGTCACTTGTTTCACTTGGAGAGGTATGATATCGCTGATGCGCATTCCAGAATACAGACCGCACATGATTAGGACATAGTTTCGCTCATTCTTTGATTTTAAAAAGTCTTTCATCCGTTCAATGTCATCAAGTTCACGAATAGGTTCTACTTTTTTCACGATATCACCTCCAAACTCAAAGAAAAAGACAGGGTGTGCCTGCCTTTACAATTATTTCATAATATAATTTTAGCACATAAAATCATATATCCACTCCGAACTTACTCCGAATTTACTCCAAAAAAACTCCGAATTTACTCCAAAATCTCAACCTGTTCACCATTGCGGTATAACTCTGCAAATGCCATCAAAGCTTTCTCCAAAATATCATAGTATGAACTTTCTGAAATTGCTAAATCCCTAGAAATTACTTCATCTTTCTTGCAATCCCATTGAAGATACTTTTCAAAAAGTATCCTACGATATAGAGGATCGTGTAAGTTACTAACTGCTTGTTCAATTGCATCCAACTCAAGTTCTGCATCAACTTTCCGTATAGCTAACTTCTCAACTTGACTATTTCTTCCACTTGACGGGTTTCTAGGCATGAATGAGTAGGTTGTCGTTACTCTCTGACCTTCAGTGTCATTGGCCACACGACGCCATCGAGGATATCCTTTTAAAATTTTCTTGGCATTTTCTTTTGTTTTGGCTTCATTTATATCAGGAAAGAAGGGCATTGCTCACCTCGTTTCTATCTCGAGTAATTCTTCCGTCAAAATCTTCGTGATTGCTTCCACTTGATAATCTTACCATCGTTATTGTTGTTGTGATAATCTGGTAATCTTGCTGTTGGGCTTTCTTTGTAGACTACTTTTTCAACTACCTGGATTGCAGGCATCATTTCATCATCTATCCACCCAACAAGCCACGCAGGGTTTACATCATAGGTTTTAGCGATCATTTCGATTTGCTTAATGGACGGATATCCACCCCGTTCGTACAAATGAATTGTATTTTGGGAGACACCTGTCTCTTTCGCCATTTGTCCTACAGATAGACATAGATCCTCTCTAAGTTCTTTCAATCTTAGTTGCATCTTGCTCTCCACTTTCTAGTATTAGCTTTTATGAATGTAGCCTGCTCTTGCATCTTCTTCCATTCATAATCCATGATGATTTCAAATTGATTGTTACAAAGACCTTTTAAGAAATCATTTTGAGCTTCTAGTTTCTCAATATCCTTATAGGCCCTTTCGTACAGTTCATCTTCCAGAAACCTAATGCGATCTGCCATTGCTTCTTGGATGATGATGTAAGTTGGTTTCTTGTACTTTGTCATTACAATCTTACCTCATCTCCTATTTTGAGAGATTCATAATTTGTTTGAGTAACTACGAATATTCCGTAATTTTGCACTGTAACAGTGTACATGTCGCCAACCTTCTCCTTTTGTAAGATTCTGCCTTTAATTTCTGCACCTTGATTATCGGCTCGATATATAATCATCGGGCGCTTTTCTTCTAGTTTTTTAATGTGGATACTCTGCCAAATATTCAATCCAGCGGACAATAACATCCATATTGCGATAAATCTTTTCATTCTGTTTCCTCCTCAAAATAACTATGAAATTTACTTAAATTGACAATAGCGACCTCTTCAACAAAATGTTTTTCGATGTCAAAGTCTGGATCATTTTTTCTAAACTCTTTCTTTATCGCTTTTTCGGCCAGCGAAGGTAAAGCGAATATACTTGCTCCGTTATTTAACGCAAGCGCTTGACCGTGTTTATTTACTATTCGATAACCAACATCAAACGGTCTGATTTTCATTGGGATTTTTATGCGTTTACTTTGATTCTTCATTCCTTCTTCAAGCGTTTGTACCATCATTCCACCTCATTTCTCAATTCAAAATCAATCCCATACATAAGCAGACAACTTTGAAAATCAACAAATTCTTCAACCGCTTCAGCTTCTTGAAGGTCGTACTCCTCGATTACAAGCAAGAAATCATCAATGTCATTTCTTTGGACACTTCCGTACTCTGTCTTTGTATGTTCCATAGCTGTTTCATAGCCATCTACATCAATTGTGTAGCATATTCTGCCACTCGAAAAATCATATTTGTAATTCTTGATTATCATCACTTCACCTCCTCAATCTCAATGCCTGGACAATCGAATACCCATCCGAATCCAGCTTCTTCGATTTCTTTTCGGGTATGTTCCCTTCTTTGCGTGTAAATAGTGCTATAAAAACGAAATCCGTTCGTTTTTGTATCCACCAAATAGTCAATTTCTTCTGAGTTACGTTTTAAATTAACCCGATACCGCTTTTCTTTCTCGACCTCGTAGCCGTCCAGCCATGCTCGAGCGAATTTGTCTTCATTACTTTCTAACCATTCTGCGCAGTCATTGAAGTTATAGCAATAATCCATTGCATGGAATAAACTGTAGCCGTCTGTTTGTTTACAGTATTCAATTTTGTCAGCAATAAATTGTGGAATCTTTACTTGATTCAACTCACATCGAATCTTATCAGCATCCTTCAATTGATTTCCAACCCACGCTCCCTCAAGTTTACCTTGCTCGTAACCACTGCGATATTTCATTGAACCGTAGTCGTCCCCTAATTCTTTTAGAATGTCATTAAGCCATCTAGTCTGTGTCGTCGGATCAAACCCTCTGATTCGACGAATGACATCTTTTAACTTGAACGGCAACGGTTCTGGTTCGTCTAAAGACCGTAAATCTTTCAAAACCAAATCAACCGAGGTCATTTTTTTCTTGCTAGCTTTAAATTTTTCGTATCGCTCAATTAGTCCCTGAATGTTCATTAAAATTCCTCACTTTCAATTTTTCTGATATCAACAACCTCTTCAAGATATTCCTTTGAACACCAATCGTATTCAACGCATTGTCTAATAAATCTTTTTTTATAAAAACAATGCTCTATGTATGCGATTGGAAATAGCAAAGCGATGAAAGGTGAACAAATAATTAAAAATAAATAAATAGCA